CTCCGCCACCACCGCCGATACCGTCGAGCTCGCTTTTTTCTGCTGCCATGCGCTGGCTGCCTTTCGAGTTGATGGCCCGCATCGATTCATACAACACACATTGCCCCGAATACGACCACTTCCGCGCTTGTCGCCTTCACGCCGAGCAGTATGAATGTCCGTCAATGGGAATGGTCGAATATTTGCCGCTCAATGAAGGTGTACCAGCAACCGTGAGCCAACATTCGTTGAATGTCCCGATAGAAGGTAGTTTGAAGTTGACGGAAGGTAAGCGGCCGACTGATTTAGCCACGGTTGAGAAACTCCTACCTCGCTCTACACCCCACGATCCGTTGCACAGCATTTATCCAGTCTTGATCACCAGCGGACTTTTGCATTTGCCTGCACGATGTGAGCGCAACTTTTTCGTCGCATTGGTCCACCGGCAACTTAAGCCGACTGCTCTCGAAGAATATGAAGAAGAAAGTTGGCGTCCGGGCTGGCGAACGATCCAAGAACACTTCCACCACATGCCTCTGGAAATCACCGCCGAAGAATATATGGCCGGTTCTGCGAAAAGAGCCTTGTATGAAGCAGCTGTAGAGGAAGTTAGACGTTCTGGCAATCATCTCAACGTGCGCCGCGTAATGTTGAAAAGCAACGAAACGTTAGGCTTCGGCAAAAAACCCCGCGCAATAAATGCTTTGTCTGTATTCTCGACACCATTTTGTGCGGCCGTTGTAGAAACGATGGCGCGTTATTGCAAGCGAGTGATGGATGGAAATTCGCCCCAACCAAAACGCAATGGAGACCTCGGCAGTTATATTCTGTACTATGCTTCTAGCCGACAAATGTCACATGTGTCGGAAACGGTGTGGAGAAACACTCAGGCGAGCGATCTAAATCAGACGTTCATAGCCGCAGCCGGAGACGACCTACTTGTTTGGCAAGGCAACCATGGCTACGAAGCTGACGCAACAGCCTTCGACCAGTCACAACAGCCCGGCGCTTTGTTGGGGATGGCCGCGTTGCTGCGTCGTTTGGCTATTCCCGAAGAGATATTGGACTTTTTCATACACCACTGTCGGTCGCCAATGATGATACAGACGAAACGATTCAAAGGAGTTGCGCGCAGCTTGTCAACCCAACTGCCCACGGGAATCATGTTCACAACGTTGTCCAACACATTGGTGATGCTGGCGGCGGCGACTGTGATTTTCGCTGATAAGTCGGCACCTATAGCCAGTTGTGAAGCAACAGCGCGACGGCTGGGACTCACGCTGAAAATTAAGCGATCGACAGACGTGACCGATCTGACCTTTCTCAAAAGCTGGTTTCCCGGACCGTGTGAATGTTATCCATTACCCTCTCTGATAGTGAAACTTGGAAAGCTGCTTGAACCGCCGACGGTCGTGGCTCGCAAGAGTGGTCTTCGCAATCTGACATCGCAGCAAGCTATTGACGTCTTTGCTTACGCTTTCTCCACGGCGTTGCCGGATATAGCGCCAGACTATCCACTGCTTAGCACGTATATCACGACGTTAGCAAGGTTGGGCGTTAGCAAGCGGTATGTTCCCGACTTGCAGTTTCGAGAAGGTTATAACGACATCTATGTGACGCGAGGCAACCAACCGCGACCGGACACGCGAGATCGCGTGCTTTTGATGATGGAACGTCGTTACCGGATATCCCGCGTTAGTGTGGAAGAAGTCGAACGTTTGTTGTCGTCAGTGACACGCTTGCCAGCTTTCGTGGTCCATCCCTTGTTCGATCGGTTGATTGCTGTAGACTATGGGTGAGCCGTTCTTCGTTCGCTTGAGCATGATAGGAAAGTAGTTTAGTTATGTGTAGTATCGTATTTGTATTTTCTTTTGAATAAACATTGAAATGTCTCCAGGCCATGCGGTAGATGGCCTTAAAGAGCAAAACAATCTCTATAATCGTAGTTACCAATTTTATTCAATGCCACCACGCAATGCCAAACGAAC